GTGGCCGTGCACGGTGCGCGTGGCCGGGTTTCCTCCCCACCCGTCGTTGCAGCTTGCCTCGTTCCACAGGTCCGCTAACAGGGCCTTCTTGGCGTCCATAGGCGGCGCGGCGATGCAGCGCAGGCCGGTACCGGTGGCGGGGCGGTCGTACTGGCGCCCCGTGGCCGTGCAGAGGTACGTGCGAAAGAGTAGCGGGGAGCCGTCGCTGTTGCAGACCTCGGAGCGCCCCTCCCAGTCGGCGTGGTAGGTGACGGTGGAGACGACGTCGCCGCTCTCGCTCTCGGCCTGCTCCACGCCCGGGTCGGGGTCCACGGGTATGCTCTGCACCCGCGCCACGAAGCGGCCCGCCAGCGGCGTCTCCTGGGCGCTCGGCGCCTTCCACGCGTAATCGGTCGCCGCCGAGCTGTCGAGCCATACTACGGAAAAATTGCCCGTCGGCTGTCCGCTGTCCATGGTGGCGCCGGGCTGGCGCACCACCTCGGCAAAGCGTATGGTGGCGTCCTGCGCGGGCAGGTTTGCGGCGGGCACCTTGCCGTCGGCGTCGAGAGGCGCTATGCCTCCCGCCGCGCCTATCGAGGCGTGGTCGGCGGCGGCGTCGGAGAGGATGGCGTCAACCTGGGCGCCGGTGTGTGATAATTCGTATTGTGTTGCCATTTTTCGTTGTGATTGTTTATGTGAATATAGGCGACCAGGTGCCGCCTCCGTCGTTGCTTGCCTCGATGCCCGCCTCCGTGACGCGCAGGGCGTAGTTGCCCGCCTTGATGGTCGTCCCCTCCCCCACCACTTTGACGTAGCTGTCTCCGGCCCTCAGCGCCGCGCCGTCGGCGGCTATCTCGGTGGCGGTGCTGACGCCTGCGAGCGGCAGGACGGCGGGCGGCGCGTTCAGCGCCCACGTACCGGACACGTCTAACGCGGTGTTTAGGCTCACTTCCACGCTCAGGGAGTGCGTGCCCGGCTCCATCACCACCCCGCCGAAGTCGGCGAATGATGCCGAGAATGCGCCCGTGCCGCTTATGGATACAGTCCTTGCCGCTATCAGGGTGCTGTCGGCGCCGCAGTCGTCGTAGAGGGCCAGTCGCACGGTGCCGTAGTACGGCCCGTCGCCGAAGTCGGGAGGCGGGGCCGGACCCTCCACGAAGTTGGCCGCCACCTGGAGGCTCAGGGCCGAGAGGTCGAGCTGGGAGAGGGCCGTCACCTGCACGCCGCTCACCAGCGTTTCTGTGGCCGTGCGCTCGGTGGCCTGCATGGTCGCGGCGAGCTGCTGCACGAGGACTCCTCCCTCGTCGGCGTTGTCGGGGCTGAGGGCGCCGCTATGCACCAGCAGGCGCACGTTTCCCTCGTCGTCATAATACACCTGCTTGCCGCCCTCGATGACGGTGCGGGCCTTGGCGGTATCAGACACGGGGCGGGTCTCCACTCTGTCGGCGGTCACCTCGCCCGCCCACACATACTCTGCTTTTATCTTGCCGTCGCGGAACAGGGCGGCGCGGCGTCCGTCGTTGGTGATAATCTCCGTGTCGCCCTTGAGGGTGATTTTGCCGCTCTGTATGTCGATGCCGGTCTCGGTCAGCTCTTGTTCCAGGGGGATGCGCGTCACCGACAGCGAGGAAACGCGGAATTGAACCCCGGTGCCGTAGCCGTCAATCTCCAGCAGCGAGCCGTTGCCGACGGGTTCGGCCAGCTCCACGTCAAACTCGTAGTGGCGCGTCTGCTCCGTCCAGCCGTTTGTGTTGCCTTCTATGCCCGTGATGAAGATGCTGTTGCCCCCGTCAACGTAGACTTCGAACTCGTCCCAAGGATCCTGATCGAAGTCGATGTCGAAGGCGATTCTGAGCCGTGTGCCTGCCTTGAGGCTGCTGATTTCGGGGCGCAGGGAGAGCACGGCGATTTTGTCAACGCTCTCCACCGTGCCGGACTCGGCACTATAGTCGGCCTGAGTGCCGCGAACGCCGAGGCTTATGCGGTCGGCCAGGAACCGGGCCAGGGGAACCTCCGATCCGTCGGCCACGACCACGAAGTCGCCGGTGAACCTGGAACCGTAGGGGCTTATGAGGGTCTTGTCGCGCCCCGCCGTGCTGTATGTGCTTATGCCCTGGTAGAGGGTTATGGAGGGAGCGCCCGGGCCGTAGGCCGCCAGCGAGATGGAGTGTTGGCGCTCGGGGTCGAGGGCGTTGCCGAGCGTGGCGGCGGCGTCCCCGGCCATCGGGGCGTCGGAGCCGGGTGCGCAGTCGGTCATGCTCAGGTCGATGTAGTCGGCGCCCACGCCCACGCAGCGCCGCCACCAGAAGCGTTGCCCGGAAGCGAGGTTGAACGTGCGGCACTGCACCAGGTCGCCCACGGCGAAGTCGTTGCTTACGGCCTGCTTCCCGTCGTCGGTGCGCAGGCGGCAGCGCCACACGGTGGCCAGCGAAGCCGGGTCAACGACCGTCAGCGCGGCGCCGTCGGAGCCGAGCAGCTCCTTGCCGTCCGCGTCTCGAAGCGCCAGGCTGCCCAGGTACGTCTGCGCCTGCTCGACGCTGATTATCGTGCCACCGGCGGGCGAGAGTATGCTGACGCCTCCCACCTGGCTGAGGCGACGTATCTCCAGCGCGTCGAAGATGGCCTTGTAGCGGACGTAGAGTTTGTCCACCACCAACCGCGAGTACTCCGGAGCATCGGGATCGGAACCCAGATAGAATCCGTGACCTAAAGTCCCGGATGAATACCCATAACTGGCTAAAAAGATACGTATAAGCAAAGAGCGCAATTCAGACTCACCATCTCCGTTTATCAACCCTCCTCGGACACCAGGAAGAGAATCCCCAACGTCTATGCCTTCATCAAATATAATTTTCTTTTTTGCCCTGTCTTGGATATTTTTATTCAGAAATTCACGCCGGCAACGCCGGGCGGAAAAAAGATTATTATCAGTCGGAAGAGTCTTGTCCCATGTACGTATAATATCCGGTAATGATAGGGAATTCCCAATTGACTGGGCGAAACTGCGGACATCGGTGATTGAGTCTACCATCTTCTCTTGAGTCGTCCGGCTGAGGGCATCACTGATCTCAATATCCATCGATGACGGAAGATTGACCTTCCGGGTAATCTTTGTAATGCGGCTGTCCCGGAATCCGAAGCCGGGAAAGTATTCCTCGCTCACAAGACGCACCCTGCGACCGATGCTCAACTCGACGTTGTTATCCTCAATCCATACATGATCTGTCGGTGCCTTATACACCGAGATGTCGAGATTATGGTCTGCGTTGTATTTGTTGACCGCTGTCAGGAATTCTTCTTCGGCAAGGGCATAATACTCATCCGGCATACGGAGGTTCCACAGGATATATTTGTCTCCGGCTTTAGGCACGAGTTTGTCTCCGGGAAGCTGAATTTCGTTGTCATAGGGCCATATCGTGATGATCTCAAACTCACGGGTCGTGCTGTTGAAATTCACCTCAAAGAAGTATGTGCCGTCTTCTTCCTCTCCGAGTCCGGCAAGCTCGCTGCCCTCTTGAAAGGAGACCCGGATCACACGCCCACCTATCATGTAAGCATTGGGATCAAACGGAAGACTGTTGTCGAAGAAATAGTAGATTGTAAAAGGATTCCCGTCCTCACCGGTCTTGACCTCACTGCGGACACTGCTGATAACACCGACACGCCTTGGGTAAATATCCTCGAAGGCAGACTGCTCGAAGTGATCAACACGTCCATATTTATCAGCATTGATTTCGACATACTTCTGACCACCGGGCAACTGAAGCCGGGTAAAACCGTATTTCTCCGGGTCGATGTTACGACTGCTGCCCACAGGATAAAGCCGGGTGTAGAACTTGACATTATTTGCAGTTCCGGGATCAATGGACAGCAATCCTTTGTTATAGCCGAGTTCCACCGGCTCTCCATGCTCACACTTGCAGATATTGACGGTCTGTCCCTCGACCCACCATTCGGCACCAACTTTCTCGGCAATCTCCTTGAGAGCCTCGTCGCAGTATTTGCCGAAATAGTCAATGACTATATTCTCCGTGCCGTTCACCTGTCCGACCTTCCAGTCTGTGATATTGCCCATGCCATCGTTCATGCAACGGACTATCATCGCCACATGTTCCCGGGGCGGTGCGGTCAGGGTAAACACCGGCTCTTCCTCGTTGTCAACGGTCTTGATTACGAGCAGACGCTTGATCATGCTCTCCACACCGTATAGCTTGATGTCGTAGCTCCACTCTTTTGTGGATTTCTGCTTCGGACGGTATTTCTCGGTAAGCCAGTAGCGCTCTTCCTCGAAGTCGGCATAGTCATCGACATCAAGGTCTATATGCTTGTAATAGGTGAACGAGAGAGTCAAGACATTGTCGCCCTGTATCTCTGTCGCCTGTGTGGAGCTGTCGTTAGGGGTCAGTTCCACTTTCGGGTTCCCGTCTTTGTCGTATATCGTTATAAGCATATTTGAACGGCGTTTTAATTTCGTTAGAATGACGGTACCGGTTCGCGAAATTTCACCTTAAAGCGGCTTGCCTGAACACTTTCGTTATGGAGGTATGTGAGTGGCTTGTAGCCCGGACAATCGACATAGAACATGCGCATGGTCAGCCCGAGCTCCGGCAAGCGCACCGAAAGCCATCCGTTTTCCCCGGTCTTGAGGAATGTTATGAACGAGCGGTATCTTAGCAGCCACTCATTCCTGGTCTCGGCAAATATGGCGAAATGCAGCGTGACATCACGCTCTTCGTTTTTGACATCGAGTTTACCGGAATATTTCGTGCCTTCATGTTCCCGGATGTTTACGCCGACATGGTTCTTGACCTTTGACGGCGCCATTATGGATGTAAGATTGTCCCGGCCTCCCTTCTTCTCTTCGGTAAGAAAGGCTCCGAATTCAGTCCATATATCCTTGCCGTTTATGATGACAAGGCCTTTCAGTGCGGTTGTGTCCATTTTATTTGGTTCTAATGCCGTCTCTGGCGATTTTTATAAGCAGTTCCTTTATATCTTCGGCAGACGCCGCATTAGATTTCGTATTCTCGGCAATCTGGGCAAGGTATCCCTCGGCAGCACTCATGCGCTCAGCCACATTTTCGACAATGGTGTCGATATTGGCCACATGGCCTTGTACCGAGACAAACAGCCCTTCAAGTTTTGTCCCCTGGTCCTGGCTCATGGCGTTATAACTGCCGACTTTTACGGACTGTGAGGAACCTTTATCCTCACTACCGTAACCGGTAGCTGCCGCGAGTTGGTCGCGGAGCCTCATGGCTTCCTCGACATATTTCATATATTCCTCGTACAGAGCATTGCGCTCTTCCTCGGTGAGGTCATTGTCCTCCATCGCCTTGCCGAACTTCTTCCACCATTCCTCCAGCTTGTCGGCATACATTTCGCCGATTTTATTGGAAAGCATGGCCCGCATGAAGTATTCGCTTATATTGTCGGCAAAATCCTCCGTGCTTGCCTCCATATCCATGAGCTGATTGATGAAACTGTCATACATGGAGTCGAAGGAGATGCCTGTAAGCCCTTCGTAAAGTTGCGTGGTGAGTTCCTCGAGCTTGCCGGCCTGGGCGATATAGTCATCGAGCTTCTCGGTCAGTCTACCTCCGTATCCTCCTTTGCCAGTGTCCTGGATCTGTTTCCACATATCGACATTGGCGCGGAGCATCTTCATCTCCTCCGGCGACAGACTCCAGATATTGCCATCCCACGAGCGGCCGATCTGACGGCTCAGGCGCTCAATCTGTTCCTGAGAGAATCCGTCCCAATAGTAATTCCAACTGTGGTGGGCGCCGTAGTATCCTGCCTGAGCTTGGGCGATGCCGAGATAATTGGCATTCGTTTCGCGCTGATAATTGTATGCGTCACGGTATGCAGCGACACTCTTGGTTCCTTTGCTTGCCTTGATTTCATCGGTCAGGTCCTCGATGGCGGTCTGGAGCAATTCGTTTCGCTCTGTCAGTTTGTCAATGGTTTCCTGAACCTCCTTGGCATTGCTTGAGCTGAACCACGAGGTGAAACCTCCGAATGTAATGGCATCAAATATGCCGGCTATACCGTCGATGAGCGACTGGCCTATCTGAACGAACATTTTTCCGTTCAACAGATTCTTGAGTATGCCGGATATGGCATTGAGCACTGTATCGATCAGACTTGACACCAATACACCAATCCCATCCTTCAGTATGTCGAATAAGGAAAGAACCGCTGATATTATAGAACCTATCAGGCCGCTGTTGCCAAGGGCCTCAGAAACACTTTTTCCGATAGCGGAATTTCCGAGCAGTTTTGACATACCCTTTGCAAGGGCACCGCCAACGGTGTTTGTGATGCCGCTGTTGTTAAAAAGCTTGTCAAGGCTCATCAGACTTTCGCCCACACCCTGCAGACTGCCGGATTTAAGTCCGGCAAGACTTGATACAAGCGTATTGAACATATTATTGACGCGCGTGGTAGATGCCTGAAGGCTATTGGAGGCTTCCTGAACATCTGCGCCGAAGGAGCGCACCCGATCGGATGCTTCGTTCATATTTGTGGTGGCGGTCGCCACTTCGGTTTTAGCCGCAGCAATGGCATTGGCATTGCCGCTTTGCTCTGCCTGGGCGAGTTTTCTTTTCGCTGCGGTCAATGCTTCTGTCGCAAGCCATTCCTTATCCTGGGCGTCCATGTAATTACGCATGGCCGTCTGATATGCGGTGAGGTCGTTTCCGAGAGTGACGAATATCCCGCTGTCCCATGATGTATTTGCATCTTCGAGCTTGGCGATAAGCTCATAGAGGGTCTGCTGATCCTGTAGGTCCGAATTCCGGAATTCCTCAGTCTCAGAGATCGCCCGAAGTTTTGCAATGGTAGGCTCAAGCTGATCACAGAACATGGTGCCGAATCCGCTGAACACGCTTCCCCAGTCCACCGACTGTTTGATTGCATCTATTTCGATGTTCTGAAGGGCCGTAGCCTTCTCCTTTTCCAGTGACTTCTTTACCCATTCATCGGAAGCCTCGGCAATTTTTCGGTTGTATTCTTCCGACATGGCGAGTTTTTTCTGTTGGAATGTACCGTACTCCTTCAGATATTCCTCCATGTGCTGCAGTTCGAGCTGATAGACTACCTGCATGGCTTTGTCCTGGTTTTCAAGCGCAATGCGTCCGGCACGGTCTATCTCGGTCTGCTGGGTCTCAGTCAGTCCGTCGGCATTAAGACCTGTTGCGCCGGATTCTTTGTTAAGCGCTTTGAAGGATGCTTTCTGGTCTTCTATCTCGGCAAGTTCTTTTTTATAGTCCAGGGCAATCTGTCGCCGACGACGCTCTGCACCGTCGGCCATCTGGTTTATCTCGTCCTGCTCGTTCTGCCAACGAAGTTTCTGGAGTTCTTCAGCCTCCTTACGCGCAGCCTCAAGCCTATCCTCTTTAGTGGAATTTGTGGTAGTGGTCGTCGGTGTCGTACCGCCTGTCATCTGGGGTATTTTAAGGGCATTAAGCGCTTCTTCAGTAGCGCCTATCTCTTTCTGTAAATCGTTGACACGGCGGTCCGCCTCAGCCGCGGCAGCCTGAATCTCCAGGTCACGCGCCTCAAGGGCCAGACGGTTACTGGCCGCATTATACGCACCGGCATCGCTGACTTCGTATGTATAGGTCGTCCAACTGCTCATTGTGGCACCTCCGCCATTAGCTCTCACATGCTCATGAGGCACAGCACGGACGCCGGCCATGCCTCTTGCCTGGGCATCGGCATAGCTTACTTCGTTCCCTTTGGATTTCACCGTATATCTCGCATTGCGTCGCGCAAGATCCTGCCTTTCCAACATAGTGGAATATGCCTGGGTGACAGCCTTGTCAAGTGCGGCGGCTTTCGCACGGAGAATAAAAGACTGCACCACATTGCTTGTGTTATTGACAAGGACTTCCTCGGCATCCTTGACGCTGTTGACCGACAGTCCCAGTTCCTGGAATGCCTTTTTATTTTCATCAACGAATTTCCGGCGTTTGGCCATGTCATCCCCGAGAGCCTTCCACGCACGTTGCAACTTGTTATATGCCGCAATCTGAGAACCGGCGCTTTCACCGATAGACCGGGCTATGCCTTCATTGATCTCCTTGGTTAGTTCAAGTTGTGTCTGGCGTTCCTCCTCGGCCTTCTTCGCAGCCTCATTCCCTTTCGCGAGGGCATACAGAACTCCGACAACAGTTACTACAGCCATTGCAAGCAATACATACGGATTTGCCTTGGCCACCGCATTGAATGCGGCCTGTGCTATCGTGGCGGCCTTGGTGGCAATCACACTGCGGCCAACCGCCCATGTGCGTATGGTTTCAGCGGTGGCGGCAGCTTTTGTCTGTATGACATTGACTCCCTGCATGAGGGCCGACTGTTTCTGAAGGTTGACCTGCATTGAGGTCAGTGCATTGCTCGCCACGAGAGCGGTCTGAAGCTGAGTCTGCACCTCCATTAGATCGGACTCGCTTAATCCGAGTGCCTGGGCACCGGCGGTAGCAAGACCGAATCCATCAACGACAAGCTGTATGCCTCCGGCCAACTGGTCAAAACCTCTTGAATCGGATGCAGCATTATTAATTGCCTGAGATGTGTCGGCGATGGCATCGTTCAGTTCACCGGCCTTCTCTGTAAGCTCATCAATATGCCGGGCAAGTTCTTTGCCCTGGGCAGATTGTTTCTCCTGATCTGTCAACGACCGATAAGCCAGTAACAGCGTGGCTATCTCCTCCCGAACACTTCGGAGCTGCTGCCGGAGTGACACACCGGCATTGTCCGCCTCAAGTTTGAGCTCACGCTGCTGCTTTGTTAATTCTTCCAGTCCGGCTTTCTCCGCGTCAAGTTCTTTTTTGAGTGCAGCAAGCTGAGAGGACGCCTTAGCGGCAGCTTGCCCAGGGGTCATCTTCTTGACAGATTTTTCAAGTTCCCGGTACTGTTTCTCAAGGTCGCGCACGATGCCACGCTGCACAGTCAATGCTCCGGCGACATCCTTGAGCTGACGCTTGGTGTCGTTGGAAAAGTGGCTGACGGTCTGACCGGCCTTTTTGAGACCGGGCGTCAGTCCGTCCTGAAGGAATATTTCAAGCTCTACGGGCTTCATGCGTCACTGTTTTAAATTGCTTCTGAAGAATCCTTCAACTTCCCGGGCATCATCCTCTGCGGTAGCGCCGACGGTTTTGTTTGACTGTGATGCCTTGTGTGCGCTCCTGTATCGCGGGGCATCGCTCAGCATCATGATCAGGGTCTGATAATTTACTTTGTTGAGTATGTAGTCCACACTCCAGCCTGTGGCATCGGCCACCTGCCATATAAATCCGAAGGGGCTATGGGAGGGCTCGTAACCGCTCTTTAACTCCCCTTCGCTGCCCGGCTCAGTCTCAGCTTCATCGGATTCGTCCGTTCGGCTAATCTGATAATAGGTATAAAAGGGTCGGTGCCCATTAGGCTTACAAATTTCTGCGCCGCAGCCAGAATGATGTGCTGCTCCACACAGTTCCGGATAAACCATGACACCGGCCGGACAAACAGCCGACGCACCGGTCCCACGCAAATAGTGTAGGCTATCATCCGGCAGAGCGCTGCTCCGTGCTTCGCCATGAACCGCATCTGTTCCTCTTTAGTAAATGCCGCCATCTGCTCTGCTGTGACCTCCATTGAAAGATATGTCCGGGCAAACTGGATCTGCCCGGACATATATGGTCTTTTGAGTGTCACACGCAGTTTTACGGGTCGTTTTCTGAAAGGCAACTTGAATTCCTTAAGCGGAATTGATATGCCTATATTCAGCAGCGCATCGGCAGCCTCGCGCTGTATGGCCCGCTCAAGCGTGATGTCCATACGTTATCATGCGGCTTCGGTGTCCTCGGGGAGCAGCCATCCTTTCTCCTCCGACCATTCGGTGGGCAGTGAATCGCTGGCGAATACGCCGTAAGGGGGGACCTTGGCGGCAGATGGCATGACAACTTTCAGCTCGACCTCGATCTTGGCGGTCTCGGTCAGCGTGAGCTTGCCGGCAAGGTCCGATAGCAGCGTGACGTTGGGAATGAGGACGGACTGCCCGGACACAAGTTCCAGTTCCCACGGTCCATCCATAACCATCGCGGCTCTCGGGGCTGTCCAGCCGACTACCTTCTCACCGGACTTATGGAGCTTGCCGCCCAGGAGCTGTTCCAGGTTCTCGAAATTCAACTGGATCATGTCGAACTTGGGCGCGATTTTTCCGTTGGACTGAGGGATGACACAAACGGGTGCACCGGGAACCTGCTCGGCCTCGATGTCGGCTGACTCCGGCTTGGTGCCACCCATGTCGAATGAGTTCTTGGCAATATAGCCTACCGGCTTGCCTTTATATTTGACGGCACCGATGCCGTACATGAAGTCTTTATTCATTTTTGCGTCGTTTTGAGATTTTGATGAAATAAGTTAGAGATATCCCGGCGACAAAGCCCAGGGCAAATCCTTTGACAAATATCTTCAAGGGGGATTCCCGGGTCTTTGTCTCTTCCTGAACAGTCGCGTGGTAACTTTCCAATGCGTCACGTGCGTTATGGTAAAGGGCCTCGTAATATTCCACCTGCCGGGCGAGGCTGTCGCATGTGCCGGTCACATATATGGTGTCGCCTCGTATTGACACTTCGGCATGGGCCTGTCCGCTCTTGCGGTGATAGGTCGCGCCTTGCGGAAGTTTAAGGAGGCTGTCCACGGATATCCTCATCTCCACACGGCTCTCCGGCACCGCTTCCGTCTGGACTATCCGTGTAAATGTTTGAACTGTGTCGTGGACCGTCACTATCTGTTGGCTCTGGGCTTGTTCGGTCTGCGTCTTTTTGGTGGTCGCGCAGCCGGGCAAGCACAGGACAGCCGTCAGAATGAGGACAACCGGAAGCAGCTTCGACAGCTTTGCGCAGCCGGGCCATTTCTCTCTTGGTAGAGGCCATCTCCCTTTTGGTGGCCTGAAGATCTTCTCTGGTAGCATGAAGTTCGTCTTTTAACGGTTTCACGATGTTCTCCACCAGAATCCGGGTCGCATTCTCGGTGTTGGTGATATGTACGGTCTCGGCTTCGGCCTTTGCCTTTTCGGCATCGGCGTTGGCTTTACGCACAGTCGCCCTCATGGTTGCGACAGCCACTATAAGCGCCACGACGCCACCGCCGAGAAGTATGTTGAGGATTTCGCTGAAGGACATCGCTGAGTTTGGTTTGATTGGTTGTTACTGGGTTATGCCTATTGACTCGAGCCACTTTTGGACATCGAAACTCGGACAGGCCTTAGCGGCCACTTCGTTGTGACCGATGATGCGGACTCTGGGGAACCGCTTATGGAAATCCTTGACATAGGCTTCCATCGACTTAAGCTGTGCCGACGTGCGGGTGTCCTTGGGTTTCATGGATCTATCGAGGCCGCCAGCATATACGACATGGCGGCTCACGGAGTTGTAGCCTTTGGCTCCATTGGTGATTTCCCACGGATCCACGTTGGCATCCTCGTTGTTGCCGACAAGACGCTCCACAGTACCGTCGAGGTGGATTATATCGGTATAGCCGACCTGTTTCCACCCTCGACCGCCCTTGGAGACCGGGGAGAGGTGCATCCGCCGGATGTCAGCGGCTGTCACCTCACGCCCCTCGGGTGTCGCGGTGCAATGGAGTACAAGATACTGGAGCTTTGCCATGATTATTTGCCGGTTTCAGAGGTGCCTCCGCCCTAGGTGGTGCCACCTGTTGATGATCCTGTAGATGTCTTGAACTTGGGCGTGGTGCGGAAGTCTGCAACGATGAATTCCTCGCCGAAAGCGATGTTGGTGTCGGCCTTCATGAGGATCTTGCAGAAGTAAAGCTCGCTGGCGTTGGAAACCTTATCGACCTGAATCACGCTCTCGTCGTTCTGGAGGTTGACAGCGGCGAAGAAGTTGCCGTCGGCGTCCGGCGAGCAGAGGGTGGCGACGATAACGCCGTCGGGCCAGGCTGCCACGGTCTCGATGGTGATACCCTTGTAGCGCATACGGTTGACCTCGGTCTCGCTGGCGTTCTTGGACTCTCGCTCGGTCAGCTCGTCATCGTACTTGTCGAAGTCATCGACGCTCATGATGATGCGTAGGTCCCGGTTGGTACGCATCGCCTTGGGGATGGCGGCGCGGACGGCCTTCAGCTTCTTGGTCATGGTGTCGGCCTTGGACACATCCACCAGGACATAGTCCGTAGCTTTGGCGGCCTGGGTGAGGATGCCATTCATGAGCTTGGTGTCGTCATTGCCGTCGGCATATTCGCCGTTGACGAAGTGATCGCCAAGCTCGAACTGCACCTGCTTGCTCAGGGCGTCGAGCAGCTCGTTCTGGACCTCAGGGGGGAGCTGGGCAAACACAAGGTTGCCCTTGGGCTGCCACTTACGCCAGATTTGCTCGAAGGCGCGGGGATTGAATACGGTAAACGCCATGAAGTCATGGGGCTCCAGTGTCTGATCTGAATAGCTGAAGTCGCCCTTGCTGTCGGTGACCTGCGGGTCCTCCTTGCGCTTCTGGAGCATCTTGCCGGTCTTCAGACGGGGTATGCTGATTTTCTTTTCCACGCCGGGGATGACGTGAATAAGGCCTTTCTCCACAAGCTCATTGCTTGTGGTGGCTACGGTAAGGATTCTTTCGAGTACCTCGCCGCTGTAATTGGTGTTGTCTACTCTGATTGCCATGTCGATATGGTTTTTGATTGTTTACTTTTTGAGGTTTGCGCGAATCTCCTCCATGCGGAGTTCCCATGGACTCTTGGCCGGAACATCTTCGGACGGCTCGGACTGGATGGTCGCACTGAGCTTTACGGCCGGCGAGATGGCGTCGAGTGTAGCGTTGAGGTCTTCGATTCCGAGCTTCTTGCCCATGTCAATGAAGTGCTGTTTCTTGTCAGCCGGAATCTTCTTGGCGGTGACGGCCGCGTCGACGGCTGCTGTGATCTGCGCGAGCTTGAGCTGTTCGTTCTCTGCACGCATCCTGTCGGATTCCTCTTTGGAACCCTTCAGTTCGGCGAGCTTGGCATTGACTGCCGCCTCGTCTGCCGTTTCCGGCAAGCCCAGTTGCAGGGCAAGTGTCTTGATGTCCATTTGGGGATTGTTGTTTGGTTTATGATTCAGCCGGTAAAGGGGGCAATCGCCGCCGTCGCCGAGAGTTATTAACTTTCCGTCTTTATACAGCCTGATGGCGTCGTTGTTGGCGCCTATGTCCACAAGCGACACTTCATGCAGCTGTGATTTGGTTACCGTGGGGAAGCGTTGTCCGGCGACTATATGTTCGGGAGCGTCGCTGGTTTCAATGACATTGAAACCTATGCTTACCATTCGGAGCGACCCGAATTCCCATTGCTTCTTGCATTGGCGCGACAGTTCGGTTGCCTCGTCAAATGCGAGCTCTCCGGTTATCTCGCCGTTCTCTCTCTTAAGGTCCTTGATTACACCGATGACCTGGCCGCGGTTGTGCATATACAGCAGTATCGGGTTGCGCTCGTACTGCTCCATGTCCACGCCCTCGGTAAGGACGCGGTAACCATAGCTGTTGAGCGTGTTGTTTGTAAGTCTTACTCTGTTGCCCATGTGATGTACGATAATGATTTCGCTGCAAAATTCAGCGTTAATCGCCTTACATCCAAAAAAGTGTGCAACCGTTGCACACTTGTATGCAATGGTTGCACACTTTTTTTGCTGACACCGTATTTTACGCCACCTTTGCGCCAAATTCAATCGCATATTATCACATTCAGATATGGCTACAAAGCATGAAAACGAAAAAAAGAAGTCCCTCGCCAGGGCTTTGTTTCTCTCCGGCATGGAGATGACCGAGATTGCCGACAAGGTGGATGTCTCCCGCGTCACCATCTCCAAATGGTGCGCCGCCGACGGATGGAAGGAAGCCCGTGCCGCAAAAAGCATCACGCGCCCGGAGCTTGTCAACAAGCTGCTCATGACCATCGACAAACTCATCGAGCAGGTGAATGCCTCCAATGATATTGCGGCGACTGCCGGCCTTGCCGACAAGTTGTCGAAACTGTCAGCCGTCATAGAGAAACTCGACAAGAAGGCCAATGTCATTGACGCAATCGAGGTCTTCATGGCTTTCTCCCGGTGGCTTGAGTACAGGGCGGCTACCGACCCGGAAGTCACGCCGGAACTTATAAAGGCCATCAACAAGTACCAGGACAAGTATATCATAGAGTCCATGGGCTCCAATCAGCTGAAGTGATATGGCATCTGCAGCTGAGATTAAGAAAGCATACGAGGAATGGCGGGACCATTGCAAGCGCGTCAATTCACTGACATCGGTCACAATGTCGGTCGCCAAGGAGTCAGCCGCCGAGCGTGACAAACGCATTCGCCGGCTGCTTTCAAATTATGCGGCTTTCTGCGAATACTACTTCCCCCACTACCTGACATTGCGCGACAAGACGACAGGCGAACCGATCAAGGTAATTCACAACGCTCCGTTCCATAATGCCGCTGCCCTGAAGGTGCGGAATACTCCGAACCTTAAAGCGGTTTTCAAATGGCCTCGCGGTCATGCCAAGTCAACCCACTTTGACATTTTCCTTCCCCTGTGGCTGATGTTCCAACCCAAAAGGCTCATCAGCTTTATGGCCGTTGTGGGCAAAAGTCAGGACAGCGCCAACCGCCTTCTCGCCGACATACAGGCCGAGCTTGAGTTCAACCAACGTCTCATCTCCGACTTCGGGGAGCAGAAGAACCTCGGCGAATGGGCCGAAGGCGAGTTCAAGACGCAAGGCGGTTCCAAGTTCCTCGCCGTGGGTCGCGGTCAGTCGCCACGAGGTCTGCGCGACCGAGAGTCGCGTCCCGACTATATCGTGATCGATGACCTTGACGATGACGAGCTGTGCCGCAATGAAAAGCGCGTGAAGGATTTGACCGACTGGGTCAAGGAGGCTCTTTTCGGCGCTCTGGATGTCGGTCGCGGCCGCTTTATAATGGTAGGCAACCTTATATCCAAATGCTCCGTCCTGGCCAATATGTGCGCCACACGAGGCATGTATGTGTCGGAGATTAAGGCTGTGGATAAGAACGGCAATCCTGTCTGGAAGGAGAAGTGGACCCGGGAGGAAGCCCGGGCATACGCCGATTTTGTCGGCTATCGTGCATGGAACAAGGAGATGATGCACAATCCCATCAACGACGGTTCTATCTTTCGCCATGAGTGGATACGCTACAAGCGTCTTCCCAAACTGGAGAAGTACGACATGCTCGTGTGCTATACCGACCCCTCCTTCAAATCGACCACCGCCAACGACTACAAGGCATGCCGCCTGTGGGGCAAGATCGGAACCGAGCTGCATCTTATAGACTGCTATGTCCGCCAGGACACAATATCTGGCATGGTGCGCTGGCTGTATGACCTATACGAGTGTACCCGCGACCGTGTGTCCATTTCATTCTTCATGGAGGCGAATTTCATGCAGGATATAATTCTGGACGAGTTTGCCGCCGAAGGGAACATCAGAGGCTATCAGCTTCCGATTCTTCCAGACAAACGCAGTAAGCCGGAGAAGATTCAGCGCATCGAGGCTGTTTCGCCTCTATGGGAGCGTGGTTTTGTATTCTACAATGAGGCACTCAAGGATTCTCCGGACATGCAGGTCGGCATTGAACAGACTCTCGCTCTCGAGCGCGGCTCTCGTGTCCATGACGATGCGCCGGATGCCGATGAGGGCGCTATATGGTTCCTGCAACGCAATACACGACAAGAGATTTTCAAACCGGTGGCGATTCCGCGTCGCTCCCCTAAAAATATGTGGTGATTATGTTTATTGACGAAGATGATTACCGGGTTGTCATCGGCGAGGCTGCCCTGAAAGTGATATCGCAGTCTTCGCCTGAGAATATTGCCAATGCCGAGGCTGAAGCCATGGAAGAGATTGCTGGCTATCTACGCCCAGTATATGATACCGATGCCGTTTTCTCGGCTTCGGACTATGACCGGAACCGGCTCATCGTCATGTACACCGCCGACATCGTTCTATACCATCTGACTGCCTCGCAGCCCCAGAAGATGGGCAGTGAGATTCGCAAGGAACGTTACGATCGGGCAATCAAATGGCTCGAAGGTGTGCAGGCCGGCAAAATCATTCCGGACTTACCCTTGAAAGAGGCCGATGACGGCTCCTTCGGCTTTGGCATTTCGTACCACTCATCCCCTAAACTTAGACACGACTGGTAAATCATGAGCAGAAAATCAAGACAGCGCAGGGCCGATCAGGAAAGCCGTACCAAAGCAGCCAAGCAGACTTCCATCATTATGGAACTGCACCGCTATGCCGAATTTTTTACAAAAAACGACATCGAGGACTGGCGTCGGGCATGGCAGAGCGCCATTGATCCGCGCCATCCGAACCGGCAGAAGCTCTACGACATCTACCGGGACGCTATGACGGACTCGCATCTTTCCGGCTGCATACAGCAGCGCGTGGGGTTCGTCATGTCGCGCTCTTTCAAACTCGTCAACGAGAACGGCGACCAGGACGAGGCCGCCGAGCATATCTTCGATCACTCCTGGTTCAAGGATTTGTGCCGGCTATGCCTTGAATCGATATGGTATGGGCACTCGCTCATCGAGCTTGGCGACGTCATCACCGATGGTGACGGCCACCCGGCGTTCTCCGGCGTTAACCTTATTCCCCGCAAGCACGTGGTTCCTGAGAAAGGCCGCGTTGTGTCCCGTGCCGGCATGAACTGGGAAACGGGCATAGAATATCGCGAGCGTCCATGGAAGGACTGGCTTATTGAAGCCGGGCGCCCCGATGACCTGGGACTGCTGCTGAAGGCTGCGCTTCACACTATCCCGAAAAAACACGCGATGTCTTTCTGGGACTGCTTCGCTGAGATTTTCGGTATGCCCTGGCGCATCGCCCGCACATCGACACGCGACCCAAATGAGTTCAAGCGGCTGGAGGATATGATATACAACGGGGGCGCCAGTCAGGGTATGGTATCCGGCATGGAAACGGAGATTCAGTTCGTGGAGTCAGGCAAAGGCGACGCCTTCAATGTCTATGACAAGCGCATCGACCGCTCCAATTCCGAAATCTCCAAACTGGTGATTGGTCAGACCATGACCATCGAGGATGGTTCCTCGCTTTCACAGTCGCAGACGCACCTGCAGGTATTCATGAACCTTGTGGAGTCCGACCGCGACATGCTCCGCGATATCATAAACAATCAGCTTATTCCTCTCATGGTCCTGCATGGGTTCCCGGTAAAGGGTTTGCGCTTTGAATGGAACGATGCCGTGGACTATACGCCGGAACAGCAGGTGGCATACGAGACCATGATTGCCGACCGCTACGAGGTGGATCCGTCTTACTTCGCAGACAAATATGGTATGCCTGTGGGAGAGCGTCAATGCCAGTCACGTTGGCGGGATTATTATGCAGGCAGCGACAGCAATGAGGACGATGACAAAAATGGTCAGAAAAAGAGGGAGAAAAATCTTGAGCGTTTCTTTGATACTCTTGACCGCCTAATGGAGAACCATAGCGCAGACGAAGTTGAGCGAATACTTCATGGCCCCCGCCCCGATTTTTTCGATTAGGCCCCTCCGACTACGAGGGGCTGCACCGACGCTATGCCCGATTGCTTGAGGGAATGCCGGAACTTGAGACGCTGGCGGCGCCGTCCGATGACATACGCAAGCGACTGTCCTCCCTGTTCACCGACATGATGAAGTCACTTTTCAAGGAGAAGGGTGCCGAGTTCCGGGTAGAACTGGTGACTGACCCGGCAGTACAGGAGTTCGTCAGCACCCATGCGTCGGCGATGGACTCGGCTTTTGAGAAGGTGAGCATGACCGAAGGTATGCGTCGGCGCCTTACCCGGTCGAATTACATTTTCTCCGGCATGAAGGCTTTCCATGAGCTGCATGAGGCCTTTCCGTCATTGCTCGATGAGAATGGCAATAGAAAGCCGTTTGAACAGTTTTTGAACGATGTTCAAAGCATTGACTCCACATATAACGGGAATTATCTCCGAGCCGAGTATAACTTTGTCAGCGCCTCTGCTGAAATGGCCGGACGCTGGGAGCAGTTCATGCGCGACGGCGACCGCTACAATCTCCAGTACCGCACCCAGCGCGATGACAAGGTGCGTCCGAAACATGCTGCGCTTGACCGGGTGACGCTCCCGCCGTCCGATTCGTTCTGGGAGGAATTCTACCCGCCTAATGGCTGGAACTGCCGCTGCACAGTGGTCCAGGTACGCAAATCAAAATATCCAGCCACGAACCATGACGAGGCTATGCGCCTTGGCGACGAGGCTCTGCAGCGTGACACAAAGGGAATCTTCCGGTTCAATGCCGGCAAGGAAGGTAAGTCTGTACCTGACTACAATCCTTACACCATTCGCAAATGTTCCACCTGTCCCATCGCAAAAGGTGGTAAATCCGGTAAACTCACTGCATTCACACCAGACAATGAGGTCTGTCAAGCCTGCGCCATATTCCATGAATGTGCCGGCAATGCTGAAAAGTCTGCACGTGCCATTGAGCGTAAACATTATATGCGTGAAATGGCTCCGTTACTGGGTCGCCGATGTGCCAAATCCATTGATGAAGGTTCTGATATTCAGGTAGGGTTCTCCACTTACGGTAACAAACACTTGTTCTCTGACACGTTCGGGCGCTCAAGTGTGCTATCAAAAGACGATCTGAAAAATCTCGATACTCTTCTCGCGCAATCAACCTACGACGGAGAGTCTGCCCTGACACATTCAAGGAGTGATGGCATTGAGCATTTCTATTATTTCAAGACAACTTTACGAGGTCATGAGATAAGGCTCAATATAGCCAAACAAGTTGAAACCGACCCACATGGCCGAACCCGCGCATCTTACTTCCTCTACTCGGTCAACGACATATAAAAAAGCACCGAAGGCGGATCTTAGGACTAAATTGCCAGCTTACCATTCCCTCAGTGCTTTGTGCAAAATTACAAACAATTTCTGACATACAAAAGTTTATGGGAAAAATTATCTCATTTCTCAAAAAAAACAACCGCTACAAACACCTCATCGGTGGTTTGATTGTCGGACTTCTCGCTTTTGGCGTCTATCCGGCACTCTACGCAGCAGGTGTCGCCGGTGCTTGTCTTGAGCTCAAGGATAAACTTCACGGTTGCCCCTGGGACTGGATAGACTTCCTTATCACCCTGTCCGAAGGTGGTCTCGCAGCTCTGTTCTGGCTTATATTTTGACAGAATTCCATCTGGAACGGCAAATCATGTGTGTCATGTGTGAATTTACAGTCTGCAAGGCGGTGTCCCTCAATAGGCCGTGTGGTCTATCGCGGCTACAACAACGCGAACGCAAATGGCGGCGTATCGTACGCGAATGCGAATAACGATGCGACGAATGCGAACGCGCATGTCGGCTCGCGTCCGGATAACCAACAATCGGCGTACATCACCGGGAACGTGTTCCCATCGAGGTGCCGAGAGGGGCAACCCTCTCCGCAAGGAAGAAAGCCGGAACATCAAGTGTTGAGTAGGGTTTGATAGGCATTTGCTCAAAAACCTGGACTCTGGAGCCGGAAGGCTGTAAATTCTTTTTTTAACTCATGCTCAGAGTAGGAAACATAATTCAGGACGGTGTTGCTTATCCCAATGTGGCGTCGGCTTCCACTTCAAGACCACCATCAAGGCGGAGATGTTCGGCAAAGGTAAAACGAAATACGTCTTATTTGAGGACCTGGCCACATTATCGTCGTTCTATACCGGGACGATGAAGTTCATTCAGGACACATTGGCGCAGGGTTGAAAGACAAAGGATTCGATTGACCTGGCATTCTACACCGCGAACTGATCCAGCAGCCCTTCGGGGGAGGGCATAAAAAATGCCCCCGGCCTGTTAAATAGTCGTCTCACTTACTCTTTAACGAACGAACCCACTGGGCCTCGGAGCCGGGGGCACTATGTCCTTGCTCGAGACCCAATGGGTTCGTATTATAAGTGAGACACTGCAAAATTACAAATTTTTCAGAACATGACCATATTTGAAATACTGAAATTCAACCGGGAATTGCTTGACAGGCTGAGAAAATCCGGCATTCGCCTCGAGGACGCCGACTATATCGACCTTTTCGTTGACTTCAACAAAATGGTCGCCGACGGCTGCAAGGTCACTTATACCGTGGCTCATCTTGCCTCCCGGTTCCATATAAGCGAACGGAAGGTGTATTCGCTTGTCAAGCATTTTCAAAGCGACTGCAATCCCGGTGCAGTGTAATCCCATGTCGCCATAGTGTGCGGCACATCGCCGGTGGCTATCTTTGCAGTGTCAAAAATACCATCCTATGGCAACAAACAAATACCACCAGATACTCCGGCGGATTCTTGACTCAGGCAAACGCCAGTCAAACCGCAAAGGCAATATCGTATATCTCATCAACGAGCAGCTCTCGCTTACCCCGGCCGACCTGCTCGATATTTTCGAGGGGCATGGCATAGCTCGCAAAAAGCTCCGGTCCGAACTGAAGCTCTTCATGAGCGGCGAGCGCTCGGTGGAGAAGTACCGTGAGGCCGGCATAAACTGGTGGAACTACTGCGGCTCCATCCTCGTCAACAGTTATCCGACCTATTTTGAGAAGCTGCCGCCGCTTCTCGCCAGGATCAATTCCGAGCGCCGCAGTTCCAAGAACTATGTCCTGTTCCTCGGCGCCACCAACGCGGAGAGCAACCAGGCTCCGTGTCTGTCGCTTGTTCAATTCCAGATTGAGGATTCGGAACTCGTTATAACGGCATACCAACGCAGTTCGGATGCCAACCTCGGCTTGCCGGCCGACATATACCATCTCTATCTCATGGCCCGGCACATTGATTTCCCGCTCAAGTCAATCACTCTGTTCCTGGGCAATGTCCACATATACGAAAACAACCTTGACAGCACACGCCGCCTCCTGGCCGGCGATGACGCTGTAAAATTCGAGCTGAACGTATGAGCAAGTTATATCTTTCGGCTCCGCTGCCTTTTGTCGGGCAGAAGAGGATGTTCGCCAAGCAGTTCATCGAGGTGATCAGACAATATCCGGCTTACACTGTTTTTGTCGACCTTTTCGGTGGCTCCGGGCTACTGTCGCATATCACAAAGCACTTCCACCCGGAGTCGCGTGTCATCTACAATGACTTTGACAATTACCGGCTGCGCATCAACAATATTCCGCGCACAAACCGGCTGCTTGAGTCAATCCGGCCCATTGCCTCGCAGTTCGACCGCCACAAACCGATAACCGGCGTTGCCAGGGAACAGATTTTTTCGCTGCTTGAGCAGGAGGAAAAAGAAACCGGTTTCCTTGATTTCATCACTCTTTCATCGTCACTGATGTTCCCTATGAAGTATAAGATGAGCATCGAGGGCATGCGCGGCGAAACGCTTTATAACAATGTCCGCAAAAATGGCTATGACCCATGCCGGGACTATCTTGCCGGACTGGAGATTGTTTCATGCGACTACCGTGAGCTGTTCGAGGAATTCAAAGACACGCCCGGCGTCGTGTTCCTGGTCGATCCGCCTTACCTCTCCACCGATGTAGGCACATACCGTATGTCCTGGCGCCTTGCCGACTATCTCGATGTTCTGTCGGTTCTGCCCGGTCATAATTTCATATATTTTACCTCCGAGAAATCATGCATCATCGAACTGTGCGAGTGGATGGGGCGCCACCCATCGCTCGGAGATCCGTTCGCCCGTTGCCAAAGGAGGGAGTTCAACGCGACGATGAACTACAATGCCAGCTACAAGGACATCATGCTGTTCACAATACCCGACCTCCCTCCAGACAACGCCGCCTGAGCCCGTTTTCTCGCCCATATATCGCCGATAGAGCCGTCACCCGATAAGGTAACGGCGCTCGCTCTTTCGGTGCGACACGGCGCGTTTATGGGGCCTTATTTCAATTGTCGGAATGCGACGCAGGTGTAGGTCTAGATATTCTCCACTATGTCCTCGTGATTGTGGTTGGTGGCACTGCTGTAGATGTCGAATTCCATGAAGGTGTTCCCGCAGAGTCCGGCGACGAGCGCATGTATTTTGTCAAGCAGCCGGAAGTGCCCGGCATCGGTGTCAGCTCCGGTCCAGTCGGTGACCACATGGAGGTTTATCAAAGGCTGCGCACGGTATTCTACTCCGGGGACTATCTGTGCCCACTTGAACGGCACAAACTCGATGAACACGGCCGGGCGTGCCCATGGGACTTCCTGGTCGAGGAATTCCACATTGTGGTTCCACAGGTCGATGTGCTTGATTGCCCGCAGATACAGTTCGTCATCCATATCCGCGTCATCGGGTTTTTCGTAATACTCTCCGGCGCCATTGACGCACAGTGACTCAAGGCGAGCCTTCAGTTTGCGGTATAATTCTTCTCTCATTTTTCGTCTGTTTTATCGAAAACAATGTTTGCCAACTCATCCAGTCGTTTCTGCATGGACAGGAACCAGTCAGTGTAGTCGTCTAAATGTCCGTCATATTCTTTTTTAAGTTTGTCTCGTTCCGCTTTCAGTTGGGCGCAACGCAACTTATGCTTGCGAAGGGTTCTCGGATAGACATGTGTCATGTATAACATGATTACCAATGTCGCACAGATGATTGATGTGATTATTATTGCTATCATTTGATATTGAAGTCTATGTTGTTTACATACTCGTTCAGGTTCTCTTCGATGATCTGGCGGACGGCAGCCTCCACTTCCGGGGAGGTCCCGAGGAATTTGCGCTGCGGTATCCGTATCTTGCTGCCCACCCTCATGAGCGCCATCGCTTTCCAAAAGTCTGCCTCACTACTGAGCTGCAGGGTCCGTTTGTCATTGCGTCTTGAACCGTCCTTTTTGCGTCCGAAGTAGCCGGTGGCGGAATAATATTTATGCCAGAAGAAGCGTTTCATTTTAGCCGTAACGACTATTTCGCCGCCTTCGTTGTGGATAGCTGCCGCCGGATGGTCGGTCCGGAATACTATGCTGCTGTCCCTGATCTCGCTCCGGATACTCTGTCGCAAGCCTCCTGTGTCAACGAGGATATGCCCTCCGGGCCGTGTGGGGCTCTTTCGCCGCTCCCATGCTTGAGAGAAAAATCCTTGACGCTCGAAATTCTGGTCGAATTCATCGCCAAGCTCCACCTGTATGTCCCGGAGTATGCGCCCGAATATTTCCCGGATCTGCGCGTCAATGTCTGTCATTTCTCTTGCTTTTTTGAAGGTTCTTCAGGCAATAAATCAAACAGGCTCGGCATGTCGGACGCCACGACCGGGGTTTCAAGCCCTGCCGTGGCGTTCATCATGTTATAAAAGGTGCGTTCGCTTATGGCATAAATCGGATATATGTATCTGCGCCATATTTCCCGGTTACTTAACCCGCTCCTGGCGTGTTCATCGTATATCCGATTTATGTCTGCGACGCGCTTTTTATAGGACATGCCGCGCTTGTTTGCCATTGTCTTTTACATGTTTTTTACAGGTCCTTTTGATTTCGGTCTGTACGGTCTGATATCAAGTGTCATCTCACAGCTCACTGTAACCCTGCCGCTGCCCTCGCATTGGGGGCATGGGTCCGGGTTGCGTTGGGGAGCCTCGGTCGCCGTGATTCCCGTGCCCTTGCACATCCGGCAAAGGGCAATCTTGGGCGGTCTGGTGATTGCCTTCTTCATGACGCTGCTGATCAGTCCACATCGGTCATGCCGAGTGGGATGTAACACCATGCACCCTTGTCGTTTTTGTACTGGGCGCGGATGAATTTCTTTGAAATGGTGGGCTGGTAGGCCTCTTCGATGATTTTCACGCCCTCGAGAAACTGTTCGTTGCCGCTGTCCTCGGCCATCTTGCGGAGCTGAAGCACACGGCTGGCCTTGATGTTGCCCTGTCCATCGCGGCTCAACAGACGCAGCACGGCGTTGACGAGAGCTTTGGTGGCATCATCTTTGGCCAGGCTCTCGATGTAACCTTTCACCATAGCAATACCGTCTTCTACGGTGTCACGGTAGCCGTCGATGGTGTTCACGCCGAGGATGACGCGCAGGGTGCTGTCGGAGTTGGTGAATGTGTGGCTGTTCTGGTCATCACGGGCCACGCCGGTGATCTCGGCCTTCATCTTGAGGATAGCTTCGAAGTTGCCGAAGATGGTTTCCTTGACCAGTTTGATCTGTTCGCTCAGTTCGCGGAGCTGCGGGATGGTGGTGGCAATTTCGTCATCTACCATGCTTGCATAATCCTGGCGCATCTGCTTGCGCTCCTGCTCACGGCGTTTTTTCTCTTTCTCGGCCTTGAAAGCCTCGAATTCCTGACGTTCTTCAGCCGTCATTTCTACTTGTTCTTTTTCACTCATGTCAATTATTTTTTGATTAGTTGTATATCTGTCCCGTTGGTCCGATAGGTACCACGAATACTTGCTGTTGTTTTTGTTGAGACTGGGATTCCGACATGGATACAGGCTTGTGGTTGATGCCTCCCTTGCGCTCGATGCTGCGGAGTTTCCGGCGCAGTTCCCGATGCTCTTCGGCAGTGATATAGTAGAAATCCTTGCCGATGATTCTGGCATCCCGGCACAAGAGGTTGACGCGGTTCCAGTCGGTGGTATCGACACCCATCTTCTGCATGAGCTTGAGGGTGGCGCTACGCTCTTTACGGAGTTCGTCCTTTTGCCCGGTTTTGCGCTCGAGGTCTTCGCAACACTTATCGTATTCGGCGCGGCTCATCTCCCGGAGGCTATCAGTGCGCCCGTTGGTGTACTGGTAAACGATGCTCTTCTTGACATCATCCCGGTCACCAATAGGGTTCAATGCCCTGATGGCGGTGTAGAACCGTCCGAAGTTAGTTACCTGCTGTTTCATTGTTTCCTTCGCTTTCGTTCTTTGCCTTGAGCATTGCAACCAAGGTATCTTTGGGAATATACCGGGCAACCCCAAGTGGATACATTTCCACATATTCGGCTATTGCCTGTTCCGATGCATATTCAAGTTTCTTCTCGACGAATCTTGCTTTTGCGGTTCGTCCTAATTGACGAAATACCCATTCAATGTTTTCTGCCATTATTATTTATATTTAAGTTACTTAATCGAGCTCTCTCCTTGAGGACTACTGTTCGGTTGCAATAGCTGCAGCAGCGTCCTTCATCTTTGATCGGCCACGGGTCGTTGCCGTATTCCGTAACCTCTTTGCCGCAGATGCAGCATCTGAATTTTGTCTCACTCATATTCGTTTATTTAATATTGGGTTTCCAGTCTATCGTTACCATGGCGACAACCTCGCCGGTTCCATCACAATCCGGGCATGGAATCGTCTCGGGTTCTTTTTTGCCGGAATAAAACCAGCCTTTGCCACCGCAGTACGGACACACCATCGGAGGAATCATAAAAGCCTCTTTGCGGATGCGACCGTCCGGCTTTACATCTATCGTTATCTTTTTCTCGCTCATAATGGTTTCACTCCGAAAATCAGTTCTACATCCTGCCCGGCAAAGTCCTGGAACCATTTGCATAGGGCATATATTTGATTGTGCAGCCGTTCCTCGTCACGTATGTCCAGTTCTGCTAAAATCTCTTCAGGCCTCTTGCGACGGATGAAGATTCGTTTATACACTTCCCGACCCTTGACAATCGCCGAGGGGGACGCTTTATCGCTGGTGTATCCTAAGCCTTCTGCCTCGGCGTCTATTCTCTCTCCGGCAGAGAGATTGTATTCTCGTCCTGTAACCGGGCCTATGTATGCTTCTTTGCTCATGTCAATCCAAGTTGTTACTGGTTTTTAGTATGCCTTCCTTCCATATCACATAGTGCGCTCCGGCTGCCGGAATGAATCGTCCCTGACAGTATGCCCGGTATCCGCTACATCTCACTTTCACACCGGCATCGTATTTCAGTTTCTGTGCCGGTTTGCCGAATGGCTGACCTTTGTACTCCCAGCTGACATAGATGAAGGTCTTTCTCGGGAAGGTGCGCCGCAGCAGCTCGGTGTCCTCATAAGTCCATTTGCTGCTTTGGAAACTGTCGATGATGACGAACTTCGGGCTTTTCCTGTTTTTCAGGCGGCCAATCAGTTCTTCTACGGTGTCACTTGTCACTATTCGGAACCGTCCCTGCACCTCGTTCATGTGAAACCGCTGCAGTCGCTGCTGAAATGACTGGCTCACACCTTCCTCATAGCTGAGGTAAAGAACGGTGCCGTGGTTGGTAAGTTCTTTGGCGAGCTGCATCACAAAACTACTCTTGCCGCTTCCGCTCGGGCCGTGGATTAGCCATGTTTCGTTTGTCGAAGGATAGCCGAAAGCACATGCCCACTCACCGCCCCAGGGCAGTGTCGTATAGGTCTTCTGAAGGACCTCCTTCGGACTATATGCTCGCTTGGCCATGGTCACTTATTCTCTTGAGCCTTTTTCAATTCAGCCACAAGCGCGTCGGCGAAGTCGGGGACACTTTGGCTAATGTAGCCGGAACATCTTCTTGTGGTTTGGGCTCGCACGCAACCCCCGCAGTTATGTCGGGATTGTTCATTATGGCAGCCATCATATCCTTGGCTATCTCATACCGACGCTCCTCCCAGTCGATTTCGCCACTCTGCATCCGGCGACCCATCCTGATGACGGTCTCCATGTATTGTTTCTCAAGTACGCTTATCATTATCTTTGTCTTTTAAGTTTTTCGATTTCGGTATATATTCGGCGCAGACCGCCCTGGGTCTTGCGGACGATGGCGGCGATATCGGTTCCCTCCGGAGCATTGACTTTCGCCACTATCCGCGCCTGCTCGTTTAGGAAGGCACGGCGGTCATCGGCACCATCCGGGACTATTTTGCAGTAGCGGTCGCCGTAGCGGCTAAGCATCTCGGTATATCCCACCTTCTGGCACTCGATAGCGCGGTTGATTTTCGCCTTGAGTCCGTCGGCTCCCATCATATACCAGGCGCAGCACCGCTCTGTGGCATTCCACAGAGCCTTGAGCTCGAGGAAGGCTTCATACTGGAGGTCGCCGGCTTCATCAAGGATGATGATTGGGTTCTCGAGGCTGCGCAGGTAGTACACGAGGTCATCATACACATCCGCGTACCGACCTCGGCTGTCGACGCCGAATTCTGCGGCTATTTTACGGATCAGCTTGAGTTTGGTCTTGACCTGCGAACAGTCGATATAGACCGCATTCCCGTGGGTCTTGACATAGTGGCGGGCGGTATAGGTCTTGCCTATGTTCGGTAGGTCGCACAGGATTCCACTCAGTCCGGCACTCTGGTACAGTTCCAGTTGGGCGGTTATATACTGGAAGGTCGGGGTCTTGGCCGCCACCCATTCGATTTCGCCGCGTAGGTTCACTCCGAGCTTACGGGCGATGCTTATCCAGTTGGCATCGCTGAGAACCCGGTCGGTCTGGCCGTTTTTGACGGCGCTGTACACCGAGGTGGTGATGCCCAGCGAGGCGGCATGCTTTGCGTCACTCGGATAGTTGGCGCGGTTCGCCTTTATCGCGGCGAGGATTTTGTTTTTGATGTCTGTTGTAATCATATTCTAACAGTGTTATAATTTCGTTTTATGAATCCTGGAATGCAATCTTTCCCCAGTCCATGTCGGCGAAGTTCCGGCGGTGGTTCTCGCCGTCGAGTTGTTCCGGTTCATGCGGTTCTGGAGCTGCCGCAACGAGGTCTGATATGGATTCAGGTTCTTCGGCGACGGTTTCACTCCGTTTCATGGTACCGATACGCGGAACAGCGTTGTCATCGAGCCATTTCCTGTGCCTTGACACCATCTTACATTGCTCCTGGTATTTCCGGGCATCGTCCTCAGTCTGTTCGGCCATCACGCGGTTGTAGGTTTCCACCTTCCGGACCTTGTCGATGAATCTGTCACCCTGATAAAGAAATACCTCGGAGGGCTTTCCTTCGTCATCCGGGAGGTAGTACGCGGTGACCTTGTAGTTGTTAGGTTCAAGGCGCTCTATCACCTCGGGGCCGCTCAGCCACCAGTCCTCATGTGCCACGCGGACGGTTGAGTTCCTCCTTACGCTCGTAGGTACCGCTTCGCCGATATAGCGGCTGAGGGTCCGGGCATCGTAAGGCAGCAGGGAGGGGTTGATGTTGGCCTCAAACACCTGCCACCGGGTCATGCCGGGATATTTTTTCTGATTGGGATGCAGGGTGTGGTTCCACTCGTAGTTGTCCTTACGGTCATCGGCCACAATTTCCTCAAAGCTGTAATAACGCTGGTCCTCGTAGGTGTCGTTGGTCTCGTCGCTTATCTTCTTGCTCTCGGTGCGGTTCTTGCCCTTGCCATAGAAGCGACCAATCCCGGCATGGTTCTTATGGGCTATACTGCGCTTGAAGGCGCCGTTCAAAGGCTCGGCGTATTTCTCCTGGGAGTTCTGGGGTGCACAGAAGTGTACGAACTGAAACACCTCGCCGGCACGGAGGAATCCGTCCTTGTACTTCGTCATGAGGTGGGTCTCGACCTCTATGCCGCCGGGGATGCCCCAGCCGTTCTTACTGATGAGCCGGAACATATCCCGGAAGCAGTCAACCACAAGGGCGTCATCCTTGCCCCGGGAATAAGCGGCTCCGATACGGCACTGGCTGACCACATCATAGGCGTAATAGGCATGCACTCGCTCGTTGCCTTTCATGTGGCGCGGAAGGTCGACGTCATCCATTGTAATCTGCGACAGTGAGAAGTCGCCGTTGTGCCGATGCATGTGTGGCATCTGTTCGTGATAGAAGGCCATTCGGCTGCGGTGGCGCTGTTCCAGGAGGTACTTGTTCTTGGGCCGGTTGAGATAGTTGGCGATGGTGGCATCACTGGGTATCCACGGCTCCTGTCCCTTCTTGGCAAACTCGTCCGGGTTGAAGCATTCCCCGGTTGCGATGTCATAGACCTCAAGCTCGCCGCAGAGGAACATGATATACATTTCCCGCACCGTGGTGTTGTAGGGCTGGTTTTCCAAACCGGCGATGCCGAGTATCACGCGCTCTTCCTTATAGGTCATCAGCCGGGCGCTCTGGTTGCCGTACTTGCCGCTGATCAGACTGCCATAGCCTTCCTTGCGGTACTGGGCCACTTTCTTCCTGAAGCGGTAGGGAGATGACGGCAGCGTGTGTCCGAACTGCTCCCTGAGACTCTCTATGGCCTTGGCCATTTTCTCCCACTGGTAACTTTTGCCCATCATCCTTTGGGCGGTTGACGCCCGGTCGTAAAGCCGGATACAGGCATTGATCACCGAGGCGTTGATTGCATATTCACGCGCCTTCTCAGCGGTAGCCTGGTCGCTCGGATATTGGGATGCCCAGTCAAGGAAAAACTTTACTGCTGCCTGGTCCAGTTGGTAGTTCTCCCGGAACCATCCGGCTACAAGCACCTCGTCGCCGTTGCCGAGAATCTCCTCGGCTTTAGCCCGGTATTTGTCAGGCAGCGAGTCAAGTACTATCAGGGCATAATTCCCGGCACCTTTGCCCTGACGAGCCATTTCAAAACGCCCACGGCGAGCCATCTGCTTGTAGTTCGGCTCGGTCATGATACCGTTCCCTACAAGCTCGCGCTTCGATACGCATAATCTTCCGCCGTAGTATTCCATAGCAATAAGATATTAGAGCGCAGCAGCCACTCTTTTAATTTCGTCAATCTGACTCAGCATAACATGGTCGTATCTTGCCACCACATCACCTTTGGGGCCGAACACCGTGCCTTCGCCGGTCTGCTTGTCAAGGTAGATTTCTGCCCGGTTCGGATACACCGCACGCCAGCAGCTGTCAGAGTCAAAGAAGAATTCTCCCTCTTTGCAGACATAGTATGTGCAGCCTCCGTGGTGTTTGACGGCGGCGAACCGTATCTTCCTGGCGAGGTCGTTGTCGGTGCGGAAGGCGAGGGCATTCTTGACGCAGCGCTCGCAGATAGCCTTGCCCTTTACCTTGAAGGTGCGCTGCAGGGCCTTGATGCCTTCCTTGTTGACTGAAATGTACTTGTTCATTTTCTCACTTATTGAGTTTTATTTATTATCTTTGCATTAATTTTCCAAATGGAACCGCTATGAACATCGAATTTGAAATGCTCAAGGCTCAACATGAGGCTCTGAGGAATTACTTCCTTTCACTGCTGCCTTACATTTTTCGGACTCATCCGAACGAGAAGAAGGACGGTAGCAAGACTTGGTTTGCCAAGTTTTGTCTGTGGCGTTTCGAGCGAGAAATTCTCGCTCCATTAGATTTCCAATCAGACCTTGACGCTCCTGCGAAAGAGAAGATAAGTCACCGACGCTTTCAATTACAAGTCCTGATGGATGTAGCTTATATCCGGGGACATCTTGAAGTATACGACATAATTCGGCCAGTCGCTCCAGCCGCCCGGGCTCTCGCAAACACTGTTCACAGTCGCTCGAATGGTTCCGAAGCTGACATGTGCAGGGTGATTGATGAGATTTACAATTCATAGTCTCACTTTTTATTTAGTTGATTATTGATCTTCTGTATCGCCTCCTGCAGGGCAAAATGTCCGGCAACGAGCGCCGAGTACTGCTTCGACGGGTCGGACTCGTAGTCGCCGTGCGTCATCTCGTATAGTTCTACCGGCTGGCCATTGGAGTCGTACACCTCGATGGTCAATGCTCCCAGACCGTCATCGTCGCCTCCCTGGTAGAAGGCCATGAACTGGTCGCCCTGGTTCTCGTAGCCGAGGCCGTGTATAAGGGCGAAGGCCTCAAGTATGGCCCAGCCTGCGGCGACTGCGGCCTCTCTGGTGGGGTATTTCACATCCAGCTCCAGCGTACGGCACTTGTCCGGGTCTGTGTGGAAGTCGTTGATTCGAATGCTGTAGGTCGTTTTGTCCATTGCCTTATCCCTTGTAGGTTATCACCATCATCAGTCGCTGAAGAACCTCTCTGATCTCCTGAAGGGCCACCCGGCGAAGGGTCTCAGCCACATTCTGCATGATGCTTGTGCTTGTCGGGTACTGGCTGCCCTCGATGAGGGTGCGCTCGATATTATCTATGTGGTTGCTCAGCCACGTCTCTATCTTGTCGGGGTCATCCCACGAGGTCATGGGGCGCATTTCCCGGATTGCCTTGAGGTTCACCTGAGCCTTGTACATGTCGTCGCCGTGCCAACGGAAGAAGTACTCGTAGTCCTCGTTCATTCCGAGGGCATACTTCTCGACCTTGCGCACGTACTGCCGGAGGATGCTTTCGTACTCCCCCTTGAAGATTTCAAGAAGCTCCTCTTTTGTCGTTTTCTTTGTTTCACTCATATTTCTTTTTTAGTTTTTAGTTCCGTGTTCACTTCCGGCCCGGCCTCCGGCTATTGCCTGTCTCGGCTTTTTTTTGTACCTTTGGCCGCTCGTTCCACCTGGAACACGCTGCAAAGTTAGATGAAAATTTTCAACCAGCAAAATTTTACGGTCATTATTTTCAACCCATGTGTAAAATTCTCCCCAGAATCAAGCAGATCGCCCTTGCAGAGGGGATAACCATAGGTGCCCTCGAGCGCCGTATTGGCGCGAGTAAGGGCGTATTATCCCGGGCTATTGCCAACGGGACAGATATCCAAGCAAAATGGCTCGAAGCCATCGTTGAAAATTATCCCCACTACTCCGCCCAGTGGTTACTAACCGGAGTAGGGGAGATGCTCAGACCCCAATCATCCTGCCAAACTGAAGAGGCTTACACGGCCAACCCGACAATAGAATCGGAGATGCCATCCACCCGATTAGATCCTGTGATTGAAAGATTTATGTGTAAGATTACAGAACAAGCAGAGGAGATTGGCCGGTTAAAAGCTCGCATTGAGGAATTGGAAAGAGAAGAGTCGGTGCCTACCGTCCCCCAATATGTCCATTCTACCTCAAAGGAGACTGTGGAACCCTAAGACCATTGTCCTGGCAGGAGCTGCAGAAGTTGCTTGGCACCCTGTGCCACCTGAATTGACCCCTCGAGGCTTCCTGGGGACCTCCGTGTCGCCACCCCTGTTGCCCCATTTTATGGGTACCCCTCCCCAAAAAGGGCGCTACTGCCGGGAATGACTTTGATTTATAGGGATTTACCCTTGGCGGATTGGAAATATAGGGGGCATTTGCTTCACATTCAAACGGCGGTTTTTCATTCTCAAACTCAAATTTTGGGCATTTTCCTACCTTAGCTATTTGCACCACCGTCACCGAAATTTGTCACCCTAAGTTGAGGAAGGTGTATCCCTAAGTTGTAACCCTAAAGTGTATCCCTAATTGTATCCCTAACTCAAAATTTCGGCGATTTTGGGTACAAGAACAGGGTATAACCGACCGGTTGCCGGATATACCCCTGAAATGCCGTTATATTTGCCTTCTACGGCCGCTCAAACATCATCCTTACACATTTGCCCACGGGTACCTCTGATGAGCGTAGATTGCTTGATTATAGCGCATTTAGTGACTACCGTGCCGTTGCCTGAAAGCCCGGCATGCTGCAGATAACCTTTAGTCGCACCGACTTGATCGGTCGTCAAGACCGTATAAACAGCCGCGATACTGGCGAAATACCAATCCCGGCGCTTCGTACCGTCAATCGGGCGCGTGAGATGCACATGAATAACCTTTGCCATATTCCTTTGATTTGTCATCGCAAATATACTAAATAATAACTATATGGAATATATTGGCAATGAGATTTTTTACAAACGGCCATAAAAAAAGCGGACGCAATCAGCATCCACTTCCCTACTCTCGCCGCCGATGAACGGCCACCATGCCCGTGTAGCCCCCATGTAAGTCCGATGTAAAGCCGGCGCAAGCCAAAGCCACTCAAACCACCCCCAGACGTAAACCAAACGTAAACCAATGTAAACTTTTCGCACGTTTCGTTTTATTTCGGCTCGACTCTCCTCCTCACCTAACCCACTGAAATTAAAAGGCTTTCACCCTCAACCGATCCATCCCGCTTTACACGCTTCGTTTTGTGGCCCATAC